CCCCTCCTAAATAGGAGTACTCTAAGGGTAGAGTGCCGATATGTATAAAGCCTAAATCATATATACAAAAGTACACAAAAGATATATACAACTTGGTATCCATATATACACACACGATTTTGCTATACCGTAGTACCCAGATCGTTAACTGGGCGAGTAAACTTAAAGCGTTACTCCAAACTTACGAGGTCATCATCGCTCTCTAGTTCCTCTCCAAGATATTTATGGCGCCATTGATTGACACGCTTATCATAAGAAACATTGAGAGCAGGACACAGGTGCTCGATTTCGCAATCCTGTGCCACACGACGGAGCTTATCCCGCCTATCCTCAAACACATCACGACCATAATAGAACCAGTCATGCAAAGAACTTTCAATATTCTGAGCACTATGCATTTCGAGGGTTAGCTCTTTTGAAAGTAGGTGTGAATGAAGACGTTTGAAAATTGAATCCTCTGAAAGAAGACCAACCTTCCGTCCCAAGTCTTCATTAAATACACAACTACGTTTCAAGAAATCAACATCCTTCTCCGTCATATAATGAGTCGGTGTCGATTCCTTATCTGGCATGGTGAACTTCATATCATGTTCAGCAAGCCACTCAGCATATGTAATGTGAGTGAACTTGTTACATGACTCATCAACAGTTCCAATGACGTCATCCCCATATGTCAAGAAAGAACAGTTCTCTTTGAAATCCTTTTCAGGATACTTCGTAAAGAAACAGCTCCTCAACAACAGAGAATTCACCAATGAATTGATAATGACTGTTAGGTTTTGTCCTGAAGGATTTGTACCAAACAATTGAATCAATTCACCATTATAAGCCATCACCGGATACACAATTTCATTAACAACCATTCTCATTAAATGGATGTCTTCTTCTGTGTACCCATCACATTTTTCAGCAATATCAATCAAAATGTCAAAAGCTGCAATTGTGACTTGAGCAGGCATACGCACATCATACTTACTGTAATCTCCAGCAAGGACGCGATCTTTACCTTTACTCATGGCGGCTTCCCAGAGTTCTTCCCATTCCAGACCCTCTGCATTTACACCTACGGCGCACTCATAGAGGATTGGATTCATTTGAATTATCCGAACGATTGGAAGGAAATACATCCTAACTATCAACTGTAGAACAAGTGGAGCACTTTGAAACACTCTAACTTTGTCTTTAGTCAATTTGGTAGGTTCATCCTTCAAGCATGACTTCCAAATCATGTAACATCTTTCGCCTTCACGCAAAATGGCGACAATCTTTTCGAATTCTTCCCACACCTCGGGAATAAAGGTGCGGGGTCTACCTATTTCCGGATAATCTTCAGCATTCAATTCCACTAATAGTGGATGCTTAGAACCGGACAGCGGAAAACCAGGAGAAGATGAGAAGTTCATTGGGTCAATAAATCTGACGCCAATTATCCCACTAACAGTGGCAACTCTCGACAACGGTTTTGCTGTGAAAAGTTCTGGTATCTTCTGCTTTAGGCCAGTGGTTAGATCTTTAATTGACCTGACTGCAGTTGATAGAACACTTCCAATTGGTAGACTTGGGACGGCTGCGTGAACTAGTGTAGCTTGATAAGGATATCTTCCCTTACCCTTCATCTTTGGAGGACCCCACTTCTGAGGAACTCCAAACACCTTTTCCACACTGTCAGACATTAAAGTCGGACTTACGTTGCTTCGAGGTGTAGCCTTTCCACTAGTTTTTCCATATACATCAATACATGCTCCCTCAGTTAAGTAATTGACTGCACTCTTTGGATGAATTTCTTCACCTTCAAGGATACTCTTCCCAAATGTTTCCACGGGGAAAGTTCCCATATTAGGGTCCAATTTTCCATTAGAGGCAGAAAGAACAACTCCATCAACTGAGGATAACTCGGTAATTGCGTAATTCACTTGATCTAATGTCAAAGTGCCACAACCACCAATCTTTCCCTTACCACCAAGGTGAAACCCTAAGATGGTAGATCCTTTCATATCACTGATAACAGGAGACATACACATTCCAGCTTGTGTGTTACAGGGTAATTCGTAATAACTTCCCATGAACACCTTCTTAGTATGTGCAACTCGACTGGTACCTCTGAAAAGAGTAGGAATAGTCTGTATTGATGCGCCCATAATCTCTCGCGTAACGACCTTTGCTGCCGTTTTCCGTAACGTACTTCCTGTAGGCAAAAACTTTCGGAAATCCTTCATCGACCCTCCACTAGTTAGAAAACAAAGTGAAAAATCAGTTGTTGGAATATCAATCCTAAAAGCTTTGGAAATCTTGTCACGGAAAACCTTACCAACTTGTCCTTCAATGGCTTTGTAACATCTTACTCCAACATCCCGGTCACCATGCTCGTCCAAAAAGTGAGTAGGTACCAATAGAAAATTGGAAGTTACGTAAAATCCCAAAGTCGTCTTATTCGCATCCGAAACAACACCAATTAAATTCGTTCGCATAGAAGCGGCCAAATCATTGCTGGTGGTAGTTCTAGATGGAACAGACATAGGAAGAGGCACAGTTTTTGCAGTTAACCACGGATTTTCC